CCAGTATACCTTCTTGGAGAAGAACTTCCACTAGAGCTCGAAGGACTTGGGGATGATCTATAACCCTGCAGTTGTTGATCAACAACTTTTGAATTGGAGTCACTTACATTCCTACTCTCACTTACAGTAGATTTATCAACTTTGGCATTTCTTATTGTTATAATACTTTCTTGAACTGTATCAATTTTTCCTTCTGCAAAATAATTTTCATCAGCAAAAGTTGATGCAGATCCTGGTGTTAAATCATTGGTTGAACTTGATGTTAATCTTACATTTTTTGCACCAGCTTCAAATTTTGGACTTGTGTTGATGTTTGGATCTGGAATCCAAAGCGATGCAATTACTGTTCCAACATTATCAGAAATAAGTCTAATGTTAGAAATTGTTGCTTCCGCTCCACTTGTCTGCCCTTTTAAGGATAACCCATTTATTAAATATCCAAAATAATTTCCCTCTGGTTGATTGGATAAACTATAAGTATCGACATTCAAAATTGTTGATGTTGAAGAATAATCTGATGATATAGTTATATTTACATCATAAGGACTAACAGTAAAAACATCACTTGGATTATCATAAGGACCATACTTGTGATTTTGCTGAGATACTCTAAATTTTATTAATTGTTGAGGTCCATCAACACTAAATGCAGATCCAATTACAGTCTCTCCAACTTGGAATGTTCCGGAAATCATATTAATTTCGAGTAATTTTGGAACAATGTAGTTACTCATATCCACTCCATCGAAAAATGGATATAGTCTAGTAAGAGGTCTCATTCTTTTAGCAGTGATCTCAATATTCCTCTTTCTTATAAAAGCAATTACTTCTGAGTTTAAAACTCTATCACCAAGAGATTGATCGTCAAATTGCTCTTTAAGGACTTTTCTTGTTCCGGTTCTGGTTTCAGTTCCAGTTCTTGTGGTTGTTTCTATGGTTTGCTTATAAATTGCATTTCCAATAGTGACATTTTTAGTTTCTGTTGATGTAGATGTGTCAATATTACCTTTCCATGATCCCCAAATAACCGGTCCAAATCCAGTTTGTTGATCGAATCCTTCTTTTGAAAGTTGAAGAGATGTTTCAGTATAATTTCCTTCCGCATTAAATGTTAATGGTTCAAGTCTAACCTGATCAACCCAAACATCAGAAGATGGGAATAGATCTATCGTTCCTCCATAAAAAGATACATTATATGGTGTTACATTTTGAACTCGTGTCGAATATGGTTGACTTATTTCAGACACCTCTTCATAATCTAATGTAAGCAATTGTCCAGTTTTTTTAATTCCAGATCCAATCAAATCAGTTGAGAATTTAGTGTCAACATTTGGATTTGGTGAAGTTCCAATTCCAATTGAACTTTCGGTTCCAAGAAGTAAATCTGTTTGAGTTGTAAAATGAGTCGGTCTTAATTCGGAATTAAAAATATCAATACTATTTTTTACTCCTGTTACTTTTTTCTGGGATATTGTTGTTGTAAAATTATCTACAAAAAATCCCGATTTAAATCTATTCAATCCATTAGAATCGCGAATTTGTAAATTTGAAGTTTCAACCTCAAGTAGGGATAATGAAGTGTAATATTCTAATGTTTCAATCCTCCTTTCAAGGTTTTGTATATCGACCATTCGATATCTTTTATGCTTTGCAAGAGAAATTGTAGCATCTTCCAGATTGCAAAGATATGGAGGAAGATAAATTGTTGCAATTTCTAGTGCATCTTGTATGTTAATTGGTACTATTAAAGATTCGGATGGTTCCCCTGTGCTGGTCTGGAAAACTCCATCTTTCGTTAAGAAAATTTTATCAACTCTAGGAAGATAGAAAGAATATGATAATAGCAACGATTCATCGGATGCAAGAATATTTGAAGCCGAATTTCCACTTTCAGCGAAAGATCTTGCTAAAAATTCAAAAGGTGATCTTGATCCCTCAGATACAGAATAAGGAGAAACTCTTTGTCTTATGTCAATCAGATCACTATTTCTAATATTATTAGTACTTCCAATATCACAATAATCAAATTGCTCATAAGAGTTTACTGTAGTAATATCTCCTGTGTCTGAAGATGAAAAATTAGCATATTCAAATACTATTTTTAATTTTTTATTTGGTTCTTTTGATGTAACCTTTCTTTGTATTTTTGAATAATCGTATATTGAATTTTTTAATTGAGGGAGTAAAGTATAATTTTCTGTTATATTATTACTTCCAGAATCTACAGATCCTACGATTGCTTTAACTCCAGATTCTTTAAATGTTACAGTCTCTCCTTCTACAAATGAATTTGAATTTAAATTGATAAAGTCAATTTTAAGTTCATTTAACTTTGCTACATATATTCCAACTGATTCACTTGACTCTCCGACAAAAGTTTCTCCAACCAAAAGATCACTTACCTTATTAGTTGGACCATCCAAAGAAGTGAATATAATATTTGGAAGTTCGGGGTCTGAAGTATTTTGAGACTCAAATACTCCATACAGTTTTGTCACATCTGGATACAATAAACAGATATCTTGATCTTGAACTCTTGTACCGTAGGCATAGTTTCCATATTCCAAACCATCATTTAATGTTGTATTTCCAATTCCAGACCCTTCATACTTAGACTTATCAACAATAATAGTTTTTACTTTATTTCTAGTTTTTACCTTAGATCTTACATTTATTTTTCTTAATGTTGCAATTAATTTAGCATTTGCATTAGATCCAAGTCCATTAATTGTAAGTTGTTTGGATCCTACGGTAAATTCAAACTTATCTGAAGATAAATTCTCAGTAATTCCATCTTCTCTTATAAGTGCATATCTTTCTTCATCAAATGGGAGGAAAGTTTCATCAGCATCTGCAGTAATAGTTCCAGTAGAATTTGAAGATATAACTACATCAAACTGTTTTCTAATAATTAAATTTGAGTCTGTTAAATCTACTGATGATACAAAAGATTTTGGTAATGGGGTATATAATGTATTGTCTAAAGATGGTTGAAATCTTGAAGTTAATATTCTAAAATCTGTAGGATTAATGCTAGAATTTGGTAAAGAACCCTCACAAATTCCAGATACTGTAGTTACACCACTAATTGTAATAGAATTTGTAGAAATTGTTTCAATTTTTGCAAAGATGTTTGTAGTTAATCCTGGCTCAGTAAACGAAATAATATTACCAACTGTTGCAATTCCTACAAAATTTAAATTGGAAGAAGTGACTGTACTAATTCCACCCGATTCTCCAGTAATATTAACTGTTCCTAAATTTGATAAAGTTGTTTGTTTTATGTCTGCAGTAAATGTATATGCGGACCCAACAATTCCATAGACTGATTTGACATCATTTGAAGATTTTTGAGTTACGGCAACTGAAATTCTTGTATTCTCAATACCATCAAATATTAGCCTTTCTCCAACAGAAAATTTTCCAGAAGTGTTATATGCAGTAATAATTCCAGAATTTGATGCATCATACCTCAAAAATCCTATCGCACCACTAGATTTTCCTTTTATAAAGGTTGGTGTTGAAAGAGTAATCGGTTCATTGAGTGAAATATTTGTATAAGTTTGTATATCATATAAAGAAATGTCCCATTCATTTAAATTTGAATTTGTAGTGCTATAAGAACCAGATTCTAATGCAAAATCATATACTCTTGCTAGTCCAATTTCGTTTCCAGGAGCAGTTTCCTGATCATCTCCGATTCTTTCGTCTCTTAAACTTAAGGTATAAGATGTACTCAATCCAAGTATAGGAGTTCCATACACTCTATTCAAGGTATATGTTGGTCCAGTAAGATAGTTTACTTCTTGATTTTCTAATAATTTAGTTGTTCTTGGTTTTTCAAAATCGATAAGTGTGGGTCCAGAAATTGAAACTTCATATCCTCTTACATATGCTTTTATTGGTGAAATATTATAAATTCCCAAACTTTCACTGGGAACATTATTTCCATATGTTAGTTGACCTTCTTTAAATATTCCACCATTTCCCAAAAGGTTGTTTAATGATTCTTTTAAAGTAACAATGGGAGTTTTTACATAATAATCTCCCGATTCGTCAAAAGTTCTTCTTGCAAACTCTTGCGATAAAGTTGAATATTCTGTAGTTGTGGTTGTACTTAAATCTATCCCGTTTCGTATTTCTTTAAGAATAATAAAATTATCTACATTAGTATCATTTATATCAATTAAATCAAGCTCTAAAAAGATTTTTAATCTATCTGCCCCCGGAGCAGCATAATTTGAAAATCCTTGTGCATTATCATTCAGCGAAGGATCTTCATATGAATTTACAAAATCTTCAAAAATTCTAAGTCCTACCTTACATGAAGGTCTATTATTATATTGATCTATTAATAGAAAATCACTATAAACATTTACAAATCTACCTCTAATAAAATAAGTTCCGGAATTTAAATAAACTGCAGATGCTATAGCTAAAGAATTTGTTAGAGCAAAGGGTTCTCCTGCTTGAAGAGATTGTGCATCTCCAGTAGAAACCCCAAACTCTACCCCTTCACTTAATGAAACCGTCTCCTCTACAGTTAATGTTTCCCCAACTATAAAAGCATTTCCAAAGTTATCTGAAGTATCCGAACTCAGATATGTTACATAAATGGTAGTCTTTCCAATAACAGAAATGCTAGAATTTATATAATGCTCTATTCTTGCCCTAATGTTACTAGTTTGTCCTCTAATTACAGTTCCTACTAAAAATGGTAAGTAATACTCTACATTTATTCCCGAATACTGATCTTCAAGAATAACGGCATGTAATTCATTATTATAACTAACCTCTCCTCCAACTACTTTTGCACCCTCTTTGAATATATGAGTACCAAATTGCTCTACTTGATTTTGTAAAATTGATTGTAAAGTAGTTAACTCTCTAGCTTGAACAGGATAACCCGGTTTAAAAAGAACCTGATAATACCCATCATTCACATCATAGTCATCATAATAGGGGGAAACATTGAGATTTATTCCTTGAGGCATGGTTCTTTAGAATTGCAAAATGACTTTAATATCTTCTTTTTGATTGGACGATCTGGTAATAGATGGTCGATTATCAACATAGATTACATTTCCAGAATATTTTTTAACTTCTGGATTTGATATACCACTAATAAAAGATTGTCCAAGATTATATGTTCTATTATTTATTATGGTAGTTATACCTGTAAATGAGGTATCAATTCCCAAAGATACACTTCCTCCAGAGATTGATAAGGAACCTCCAGTTGATGGAGATGCTGTAAATCTATTTAAGTTAAACCCATATATTGGGTTGTTGTTTTGAGATCCATCAGTATTAAATCCTGCAAGTGAACGATCCTGCCAATACTTAAGGACTCCCGTAGTTTGATCATATGAAACAACTCTTCCCACTGCAGTAGATCCAACTCCTATAGTTTGAGTAATATGACTATCTGCAGAAAATGCTGCTGTACTATATCCCGAACCAACAAGTTTAAGTGCATGTACTGCAGCATTTTCTGCAGATAGTCATATTACTCAAACTATAGGAGTTGGATCTACTGCAGTGGGA